TAAATCCTACGCACAGGAGCTTCAGCTTTGCAAACGCTACTATCAAAAGCAATATGGGGGGTACAATGCTGCTCAATATTTAATAACAAATGAAATTTCATCTAATACTATATTTTTTCATCCAGAAATGAGGGCTGCACCAACAGCTACGCATGAAACGTTAAGCTGTAGAGAAAATGCTGATGGTTTCGTTGCTGTAAGTGTCAGTTCAAATTACAATTTAGACAGTAAAGGTATAAATTACACTGTAACTAAAACAGGGGCAGCAGTATCTGATTCATTTATAATTTTTGTAAATAATGCACAGTATGATGCGGAGCTTTAATCTATGACTTACACTTACAAACTTGTTGCAGATAGAACAGATCCTTTTACAGAAAAAACAGAGCCAGCTTGCTTTCTTATAAGAAAAGAAGATGGAGCTTTAATTCCTAAAGACGAAGCAAACACCGACTACCAAGAGTATCTTGAGTGGGCTAAAACTAATACAGCAGAGGAGGCTGACTAATGGCACTAACTAAAATTTCTACTGATGGTGTCAAAGATGACGCTATAACAAAAGCAAAAATCCCTGCAAACCAAATAGAGACTAGTGAATTAGGTAATGATTGCGTTACAAATGCTCAAATAGCTGACAACGCAATCCAAGCAGAAAACATATTAGATCTTGCAAAGCTACCACATGGTGATAGCAATAACGATGGCAAGTTTCTTCGAGCAAACAACGGAGCAGATCCTTCGTTTGAAACTGTTGCTGGTACAACAATAAACAACAACGCAGATAACAGAGTTATTACTGGCTCTGATACTGCTAATACTTTAGAAGGTGAATCAAATGTAATTGTAGATGGATCTGGGAATTTAGGTGTAAATACAACAGCACCTGTAGAAAAGTTTGGTGTTGCTGGCAATATGAGATTTGTTAATCCTACAGGCACGACAAGAAGAATTAATGCTTTACCCTCTGGTGGTTACAATGTTGGAACTACTGGTGGTTCTGCTATCGCATTTCATAGAATTTCTGATGGTGGTGGTGGAAGTGATGAGATAGCATTTGAAACACATTGGCAAGGTAACAGACATGGTGAGTCTGCAAGAATATCAAAATTTGGAGGTATAACCTTTAACGGAGACACCGCATCAGCCAACGCACTTGATGACTATGAAGAAGGTGCATGGACTCCAGTAGACGCAAGTGGTGGTGGTATAAGTGTTTCAGCTAATAATAATAGGTATACAAAAGTAGGTAGAATGGTATTTGCGGCAGTTAGATGTTCATTTGGTTCAAGTAGTAATGGTGATACAGCAAAAATTACTTTACCATTTGTCCCAGATAATAGTGCCATATCTTCCGCTGTAGGAAGTGCTTGTTTTGAGCAAAATTATGACAGTAATAATACAGTTATGGCTTGTATAAATGATACAGGTGGTATCATATTTAGAAAAAATGGTAGCGGAAATTTAAAAAATAACCAAGTTTCAAGCACAATTCTTAGATTTTGTGTTTACTATATGGCTGCTTAGACCAAGCTACGTCTTAAAACTAAGCCTAAACCTGTTTTAATCGGAGATTAATCCTAAATGGCACTAACCGAATCAATCGAATACGACAAGATAGAAGTTGTCGGAACATACAAAGCGGTGCAAGTTCGTAAAGCAACAGTCATCAAAAAAGATGGCACAGAAATGGCAAGGTCTTTTGAAAGATATGTATTGCAATCTGGTACGTTAGACGCTTCAGATAATTTAATTGATACTGATTTGTCAGCACAGCCAGCAGAAGTATCTGCAATATGTAACGCTGCGTGGACTGATGATGTTAAAGCTGCGTGGAAAGCTAAACTAATAGCAGATAAATCATTTATATAATGACTAGACCAGAACAAACTACTTAACTTTTTCGTTTAGTTGTCTTGTCATTAAACCAGTAATGACATATAGAGGACTCAAGGTTAAAATTAATAACAAACAAAGAACACTAGAAAATGCAAGTGTTTTTACTATTAACAATTTAACCATGAGAAAAATTCTTGATGCTTTAACTATCGTATCTACAATCCTTACTTTGGGAATATTAGGCGGTGGTTTTTTTACATACAAGTATGTAAGCAGCGAACAATTTAAAGCTAAGATTATGAATCAAATACTTGGCGAAGTTAAAGGTTTATTACCTAATGTTATGGATAACGCATTACCAAAAACAACTGGCATATCTATACCAACACCATTAAAAAAATAGTTGGAAATACCTGAGATACATATACCTGATGTTCATATCCCATATACCTATGTGCCTGATTATAGCCATTCAAATGTACAAGTAATAGGTTGCACTTATTACCACAGAGATACTAAAAATACAGGCAATAGAAATTTAATAATAGAAGACAAAAACGGATTAGTAACTAATTGTCCGTACCCTAGTTTTAACCCATTAAATTATGTACCAGATCAATTAACAATCACAGAAGAAATGCCTAATCTTGCTAACGATAGTGAGATGCCAACTAGTGAACTACCTAAAACTGAAATACCAAAAGAAGAAAAAAAAGAAGAAGAAGAATATAAACCATGTCCTCCTAAAAATGCACCATTTAGGCAGGGCGATTTCAAAAATGAACTTAGGCTTGAAAGGCTGTTAAAATGGGAGCGTGGAATAGACTCTTCGTGCAATGCGGTCTGGGAAAAAGTACCTTTTATCGATCAGTACATCCCACAACCTAGCACTATTGTCTCTACTGCTGTTATTGCTAGTGTGGCTGCGACTACTCCTATTATTTTAAATTTAGTAAAACCTATTGTTAAAAATTTAATAAAACGTCTAAGTAAATCTAAGGCTTCAAAGAATGAGAGTGAGGGATCACCTGACCAGGGGGGACAGTAACTGCAATGCCTTCGCATATAGATGCATACTTGCCTGTGAATTGTACTCCCAACTTAGCTTGTTCACCACATACCTTTAACCTAAACAAGGCCAATTCTAATTTTCCTTTTTCATATAATAATTTTTGATTTTTAATATTTACTTCTGTAGCTTGGTGACATAGTGCAGGTGCTTTACCAAGCGGAATACTAAACTGTGCTGATATACCGTAGTTTAAATTGTAATTATCTTTCTCAAACCTTGGTGTTTTTGTAGTGTACTTAACTGCCCCTGTATCCTCGTCATATACGTCTTGATATGTATATTGCTCTATTGGCCTGTTAAAGCTCCATGAATCCACTACATAGGGTGTAATGGTAAGACTAGGCGAACTACATACAATACCTTGTGACATCCTAAACTGGGGGCTAGAATTTGGAAGGATTTGGGTAGCATTGTTATTGATAACCCCTTGGGCTTGGCTAGATGGCGATGAAATTGTAGTGTTAGCAAGGGTTTTGGAAGGACATAAACACAATAAAATTATTGCCCAAAGGTAGTTTCTACGGTGGTGGTAGTCGTTGTATTTATGGTGCGGTTTATTGTAGTTATTGTGTCTAAACCAGGAGAAATTACTGACTCTACCAGAGAAAATGGCTGTGAAGAATTTACTATTTTCCATCTAGGTACACCTTCCAACGTAGGACTTGTGTATGAAAAGTTAACCCCATTAACTGTTTGCGTAGCTTGTGCCGTAGGAATGGAATTAATATAACCATTAACATCTGCACTCTCTATGTTTGACCCTGATACACTCAGAGTATAGCCTGTACGGAACTGGTGGCTTACTATATTTTCTGTCACTACAGATTGGCTCTGAGAATTTGTGCTTGAACTTCCTGTACGAAACGTTGGGACTACTGGGTTTGCAAAAGTTTTGACAGGAAATAATATTATTAATAACAGCCAAAATTTAGTCAATGGTGATCGTTACAGTTGTTTGTCCAATACAGCTAGTACCACTACCTCCTGCTGTGCAAGTATGTACTCCGCTAGATAAACTCGTCATGCCGAGAGATCCTGCTGTACCACCTGATCCCACTGTTGTTTGTCCTCCAAGATGAGGCAATGCAGCTATTCCTGCTGATGGAGTAACAGCAGAGGGAGAAGCATCACCTACTGTTAGTGATTCTGTAATGGAGAAGGCAGAGCCAGCACTTGTGATAGCCTTATCAGTCTGTATCAAAGCTGGAACTGAATCTGTCAACGATCCAACATTCAATCCTCCAATAGCTCCAGAGGTTGTAGATCCTCCAGAAGTTACAGAGGGAGTGATATTATTACCTGATAGTGAATAAGTCGTTCCAAGCTTATTTGTAACAGAGTATGGCATATCTACAGTGATCTGTGCAGAGGTAGTAAACTTCTGAGTTATATCAGCAAAAGTTGCTGTTGGAAGTAAAAGCAAAAGTGGTAAAAGTCTTTTCATGATTTTGGTTTGTCTTTGTTTTTGTCAACAACTTCAGCACCAAGTATCTTGATGGGTGTTTCTATTCTAATGGTTTGATAACCACCTGACTGTGTAGCTAGTAACTGTTCCACTTCCTTTTTATTTAATGGCTTATCTTCCTTCTTATATGTGCCATCACCACGTTTCTTTGCACCCTCTAAACCAAAACTAGCTAATGCACCTGTTAGAAGAGAAGCAGGGAATGTAATATCTTTTGGTTCTGTGCTGTATCCAGGTATTGTTATATAGTTTAAAGAAACTATAAAACCACTCCATCCAACAACAACAAGCCTTACTACAACTGAGATAAAAGCTAATTGTTCTTCTTTATCTGTGATGTTCTCTTTAAGTCTTTGAAGAGGATTAGGCTTTTTCTGTTCGTCCATGTTCTTGTTTTCTGTCATAATAGGCATAGATAAATGCTTTGAAAAGTGATTGAAGTAGTGGCAGCAGTAGGTGGAGCTTTACTAACAGCTTGTTTTGTTTCTGTTGGTTCTATTTCCTACAGAGGAAGACAATCAAGAGATGATCTTGTAAGAAATACAACTGCTATTGAATTACTCTCAGACAAGATTGATTCTATGGATGATAATATGAAAGAAATTTTTCATAGGTTAAAAGAAGTAGAACTTGCTGTAGTAGAACTTAAGCCTAGAAGATAGAAAAACCCTAGATGGGGAATAGGGCTTATTGACTTGTGTGAGGAGTCAAGCCAAAATTAGCAAATATATACATAATTGGAAAGTATATAACAAATCCTATGATTGCAATCCTAAGACCAATCCTTCTCACCTTTCTCAAATCTAAAGCAATTCGTCAACTTGCCTTAGATCTTGTTCGTGCCTGTGTAGAAAAAACAGACAATGATGTTGATGATAAATTATGCGATATGTTGGAGCAGGCATTATTCCCAGGTAAATGAACCACAAAGAGTTTTTTGATGTTCTCGTTGGTAAACCACCAGCCGAAGTAGAACTGGAAATTGAAATCAGAAAAAGAGAAATCAGAGACATGCCTAACGCTGTTGTAAGAGAAATTTGTCTTGAACTGATAAAAGAAAACAGACTACAGGATTTTCTTATAATGGCTTCTATAGAACGTATCTCAGAAATAAATGAAAAACTTATACGCTATGAAATATCAGAACATCACAGAACAAAAAACCTTAAACAAACT